ATGCAATATCACGATCAGAATTATCAGCGCGGCTCTTTCGTCAGCGACGCGGTGCAGGGATTGCCTGGCTACCGCAAAGACATGACCTACCGTGAAGCCGCCATGAACCTGGATCAAGCCCTGGGCATTTATTCGTTGATGGGCGAAAATATCGAAGCAGGCGCGATTGATATTGTCAGCGCCGGGTGCGAATTCATTCGCCTATATGCCACATGGCAAGACCTGACGGATATTTTCACGCGCGAAGAATTAGACGAGTTCGGCATTCATCCGGCGCAGGAAAGCGAACCGGCATCACCCGCCGGCATAGCCGGCATCCCGGAAATTTCCGGCACTTTCCATATTTCCGGCATCCAGGCCCTGATGAAAGAAAACGAAGCGCTGACCAACCTGAAAAGCGTCGTTATTCCCCTATCTCAATCGCCGCGCTACGCGCCCTATGTTCGTCCTTCCAGTGTGCTGAAATCACTGGAAATTCGCACGAACCTTATAGATGAAAAGTTATTTGTGTCCGAAGAAGAAGCCATGATGATCGAAGCCGGCGAGTTTGAACAAATGGCCGCTCTGAAAAAAGCCCAAGCCATCGCCGCCGCACAACAACGCGAAAAAAACGCACCGCCCGCGGGCACGGCACCGCCACAAAACGCCGCGCCAACACAAGGAGAGGAGATAACCGCATGAACCCCGGCGCCGCCACCGACATCATTACCAATCAGCCGAAAGAACTGATTGAAAAGCAAAAAGACCAAGACACCCGCGCGAAAGAAGAAGCGCTTTTGCGCGAGAAAGCGCAATTTATCGGCCTGACCAGCTCACAAGCCGGGCAGGAATTAATCAAGTTGGTGCAGGGACACCTGCAACGGCGTATCGACGAATTAATGGCTGACGATCCCAAAGCGCAAGCTCTTATTTCGCTGCTGACGGACATGGGAGTTAAAGAAGCAGCCGCCGTCAAAGCATTAAAACGCCTCGCCGCGCTTAAATTGCGGCCTAGCAGTGAGGAGTAAAGAACGCTTCCTCTCATCAGGGAAGACAGCCGCAGGCAAAACCCTCGGACGGCGCAATCCCCGCCCGCCGGTCACGCCGCGGCGCACATAGCCAATTAGCGCCACTACGACGCTAATAATAAACCCGGCCTCGGCACTAACCGAACACACCGACGCGCGGCCTCGCCCCTGGCGAACACACCGACGCGCGGCCTCGGAACCAACGAACACACCGGGAAATAAGGAGAGTAAAATATGACGGAAAAAGCGACAGCAGGACAAGCAGCAGAGAACACACCTAATCTGGACGTGATTATGCGGGATGGTCTGGAACAGTTTGACGTAATACCGCCAAACAATCCGCAGGACGAACCCGGAAGCAATGACACCCCTTTAGGCCTCTCTGAACCTTCTTCCTCGCCAGGAGCTCCCCCCGTCGCACCAGAGGCTCCCCCCGCGCCAAATAACGCGGCAGCACCACCCAAGACCGGCCAAACAATAGAACAGCGCTACAAGGCGCTTGAGGCCGCCTTTACCACGAAGTCGCAAAAACTGGCCGAATTGGAAGCCAAAATAAACGCCGAGCGCGAAAAACACGAACGCGCCGAAGCCCAAAACCTCGCGGCAGCAGAATTTGAAACCTTTGCCGTCGAGCGCCGCGCCACACTCCTTAACGAGATAGACGCACTTGATCCCGACGCGGAAGATTACCGCGTCCAGGTCGCCAAGTTACAGGCCAAATGCGACCGGGATATATTGATGGCCAGCCAAAAAATCATTACCACGCCCCCCGCGACACCCGCGAGCCAACCCGCCGCCGCGACGGCGGCCGAACCCACACGCGAAGAAATAATCTCTTATATCCGCGAAAAAATCACCAGCCCGGAAAACGGACTATCCGCGGACGATAAATATTTCTGGATGATGTGCGCCCAGGCCCCCGCCAAAGACCAGAACGGAAAAGAGCTCACCTACGACGAGCAAATCGCCTGGGCCGTGGCACAAACCAAACAATATCACGCTCAGATTATGCCTAACCCCCCCGGCGCGCCGCCCGCGCCAGATCCGGCGCAAATCGCCGCTCAGGTCAACGCATTACAGCCCTTGAGCCGCGGCGGAGCACCACCCGCGCCGAATAACCAACCCACGGAAAGAGATAAACCCATGTCGCTTTCCGAGGCTATCGAGGAGGCGAACAATCTGCGGCGATTATAACCACAGAAAGCGAGGACTCTAAATTATGGGAAGAACATACTCCTGGACGTATGATGCCGCATCCGGCACATACAAAAGTCACGCGATGTCAGCAGATTTACTGAAGCTGGCCGCGCTCAAATTCAAAATCGTGCCTTTTACCAAAAAGGTAAACAGCTTCGGCAGAGGCATGGGCGAAACCATAACCCTGCCCTATTACAAGCCGGTTGATGAACCGACTTCAGCGCAGCTTGAAGAAGAAACCCGCATCCCCATAGATCAGCTCCAGATGGGCACCTACACCATCACGATCAAAGAATGGGGCCGCGGCGTGGAATTTACATCACTGGCCAAAGACCTTTCCGCGCTCGATCCGGAAACCGGCGCGCAGAAAGTGCTCCGCGATCAGATGATGCTGTGCATGGACACTGCCGCCGCCAAAGCCTTCACCGGGTCAAACGCGAAAGTGGCCTTTATTCCCACATCGCTTACCGGCGGCGTATTCGACACGGACGGCACACCTTCCACCACCGCTCTGGTTAATCTGACGAAAGACCACATGGGCGTCCTGCGCGATTATATGGCCAACGTGTTGCACACGCCGTTTTACGAAGGTGAATGGTATATCGGCCTTTTCGCGACAAAAGCCCTGCGCGGGTTGAAAAACGACCGCGTGCTCATGTCTTTCGACAAATACCTGCGCAAAGGCGATATCCTGTATCGCAATGAAGTGGGCATGATCGAAAGCATCCGCACCGTGGAAATCAACCACGAAAACGCGCTTTCCGACTCCATCGGCTCTGGCAATGTCCTGGGCGAAGGCGTCGTATTCGGCGAAGACGCCGTGGGCCGTATCGAAGTGGAATATCCGCACTTGCGCGCGGATATGAACTACAAATCCGATTTCGGCCGCAGAAAAGCTGTGGCCTGGTATGGCTCCGTCGCCTACGACGTGTTGTTTCAGAGCGCGGACGACAGAGAATGCCGCATCGTCAAAATCGGCAGCGCGTAATAACGCACCTAATGCGTAATTAACCGCCGCCGGCCGGAAGACCGGCGGCTCAACAAAAACATTATCCAAGAGAGGAGATTATCCTATGTTACAGCAAGGCATTATGGCGCTTCCCTACGACGCCTATATCGATTACGACGACACGCTGGGCGTGGATCTCGACCAATCCCCGGCGGACGTCGGCTTTTTCAAAATACCGATGAAATGCGAAATCATTGAAGTGGGCGGAATTGTGACCGAAACCTGCGCCGGCGGCTCAACAACCCCGGAAATGTCATTTGACAAGCGCCCCACCGCCGGCAGCGACAACAACCGCGCCGAAATAGGGCTGCTTAAGCTGCTGACCACCGCCGCCGGCAAGGTCATGTATGACAAGGCGCCCCGCGGCACGATCCTTTATCCCGGCCAGGAAATAGTCTGCAAAGTAAAAACGCAGGCGACCGGCACAAGCGCCGCCGGCCACGCCCGGCCGTATATACTGGTGAAGCCTTTGGACGAAACCAAAGCAAACCTGGCCAACATGGTGGAAACGACCTAACCCGCCCGCGGGTAAAAAATTAAACCGGACGGCGCGGGCTTAATCCCCCCGCGCCACAAATAAAATGAACTTTAACGAAAGGAGGCCAATATGGCCGCAATAGCTTCAACCAACGTGGCGGTAGCAGTAACCCCCGCGAACAGAAATATGGCCGGCTCCGGCGCGTATAAAGATTTTACGCTGGCGCAGATCACTTTCGGCAACGGAACGCTGACCTATCCCACCGGCGGCGTGCCGCTGCCGGACAAAAGCGCTTTTGGCCTGCATAAGGGCATTGACTTCGCCCTGATCGCGCAGCCGCCCGCGAACGGCTTTGTTTATAAATACGACAAAGACAACCACAAAATCAAAATCTTTACCCAGGGAGTTGTAACCGGCGCGTCCGCCGCCGCCGTCAACGAAAACGGCGCACTGGTGAAAAACTCCGGCGGCGTCGAAGCCGCCGCGCCGCGCCTGCCGAAAACTGCCCCGGACACAACCTATGATCTTGGCCCGATGATCGAATTGCCCGACTCTATCGCGCCCGCGGAAGTAACGCTGCAAATGCTTGTAGTGGGTGAATAACCGGTAAATAGCGCGCCGCGCGCGGCGCGCTATTTATACATAAAAAAAACAAAAAGGAGATTTGTTTTATGCAGAAAATTCTTGTGAAACAACCAACCGGCGCTACCAAGCAGTTGATTGTGCACCGCACGTATCAGGATATTTCCGGCAAGCAGATATTTTTGCACGCCGATGGCAGTTACGGATACAAAGACGGCGCGCCGGTGCGCGAAGCCAGCGAACTCAATATCCTGCCCGAAGCGCACCGTCAGATCGCGATGAACTGGTGGCAACGGATCGGCGAAAAGAAATCCCGCGCTTATTACCGTCAGATCGACGAGATGAATAAACGCCGCGCCGGAGATTATCAGGAAGCTCTCGCCGCCCAGGATAACAACACGATACTGGACAGTATGCTCTATGGCCGAAAATCTTCGCTTGCTACCGGCAAAAAGGGCGCCGTATCCGCCCCGAAATCCTGGATGGAATGGGGTTTCAAGAAACGGCCGGAATGGTGGGGACAGGCTAAAGAAATTAATTTCCCTGATGCCACTTATGTCATGCAACCCAACGCACCTGCTCCTGAAGATGCAGATCCGGAAAGCCCGGATGGAAAAGCAACACCGCCGGCAGTGGAAGAATAAAAACATGCAGGCCGCGGCGGGGTAATAGACGAGACGAACATATTGTGGTTTGCCCTAGTCAGCCCGCCGCCGCCGCGCCAATACAAAGGAAAAAAACATGGGTGATGAGCGTATAAAATATAATGAAGAGATGGTAGGCGCGGGCCACCCCACAAAGCCCGACACGCTCAATCGTTTTATGCTTGTCGAACACGAATATACCGGCAAGCATAAAGGCGGTTTTTTTCTGATGCAGGTTACCGCCACGCATATCCAGTGGAAACATCTTTATGACAAAGAATGGCAAAACATTATCGCCTTATCCGAACTGACCGGCCCGCAGGGCGATCCCGGCAATGAAGTATCGATACAAAACTCCGGCACATATATCCAATGGAAACTAGGCGATGGCGAATGGCAGAATTTAATCGCCCTGGCTGATCTTGTCGGCCCGCAGGGCGAAGAAGGCACGCCCGCGGAAAATATATCGATACAAAACTCCGGCACATATATCCAATGGAAACTAGGCGATGGCGAATGGCAGAATTTAATCGCCCTGGCTGATCTTGTCGGCCCGCAGGGCGATCCCGGCAATGAAGTATCGATACAAAACTCCGGCACATATATCCAATGGAAACTAGGCGATGGCGAATGGCAGAATTTAATCGCCCTGGCTGATCTTGTCGGCCCGCAGGGCGATCCCGGCAATGAAGTATCGATACAAAACTCCGGCACATATATCCAATGGAAACTAGGCGATGGCGAATGGCAGAATTTAATCGCCCTGGCTGATCTTGTCGGCCCGCAGGGCGA